GTATCTTAACTCAAATATACAATAATTATGAGGCTTTCAAATGTTATTTATTTCTTACATTTACTATCGGCGGGTCTTACCCACGCCCTAAAGGGCGTGAGCTTGCGACCGCCTATTTGTCAAACGGTTGTTGCTATCGATTACCGCAGACAATCCTTTATTTGTTCCAGTCGCAAGCGGTATATCACTAGCGGTCGAATTCACCACCACGGCAGCCGAAATGTCGCTGGACACATAGTAATCATTGCCGTTACTAATAGCAACCTTGGTCAACGGTATCCGCAACGTACCCTTTTCCGGTGCCGACGCATTTGATTCATCCTTGAAGTCAATCGCGATATGCCAAGTCGCAGCCGTACTCTTGGTCTTCAATGTTTCCATATCTGCGGCGGACATTTGATCCAACTCGACAATCCGACGCGGTGCTTTATCTATCGCCATGGTGGCCTCCTAATTATTGTTGATGTTTTGCGCTGAATCCGGAACTACGTAACCAAACCAGAATCCACCAGACGATTTCATCACACCCTCTTTAGTCATATCGCCGCTAAGGCCACGATACATCAAATAGGTATTCGACATATCGTCGGACGGTTCGGACGGACGAGGCAAGTGATACTGCGTTACGCCAGCCTTCGGAAAATCAAACATACGGTATAGCGTCGGGTCGGATTCAAGGCCGCCTTGACGGTAGTGGTAAGTTTCATTTTCGTCATAGGTGTCCGGGTCTTCGTACTTCGGTATGTGGGTGCCCGGCAGAATGCTCGTTGCCGGACGAAGGAATTCACGGACAGACCAGAAGTTGGCGTGTACGCCAGCGTCGGTAGCCGGCTCGTGACCGCCGTCGATATTCGCCGGAGGATAAAGACTGATTCCTCCAGTCCATCCCCGCTGATAGTCTAGCCACGGTTCCTCAAGCTTCTTCAAGTACGGCTTCCCTTCCGTAATGACGTCCACGGACGAATCAAGCTTCTTGTCGAGCCGTCCATGCTCGTCATACGGCCATTCGTTGAACAAGTACGGAACACAGCCCAAGCTGATGTCCATCGCTGGATAGGAGCTGTAAGGCACGTACATGACGTTACGGTAATTACGGAACCCGACACACGCCGAGTTGCGCCATATCGGAAGCTCAGCCGACGTCGCTTCACCGCCGACGCTAGCCAAGCCGACGTTGCCGGCTTCGTCATATATCGACCGCTCAGTCTGTATGAGCGCGTCGTTGCCGTACAGCGGCGACAGATAGCTACACGGATACTGGCGGTATTCAGTCGTGTACCAGCGTCCGGCACGTTGCGAAAAGGTGAACTGCATACGGACACGCGTATAAGTGTTACCGTTCGTGTACTCGTACGGTTCTGAATACGGAGGAACGTTCGCCGTCAACGAATAACCGTCGACCTTCGCGTAGTCAGCGTTTGGATTCCGAGAATCGGACGTGGTAGACGAGAAGTTATCGTTGAAATAATGCGTAACGAAAGCCGACAAATCGGCTGCGCCACATCCGTCAGCCTCGTAACGCTTCCGTACACGATACAGCTCGTTGACATAGATCAATCTGTCCGGACCGGCTTGGGTGCCGTCCGGCATCACGCCGTTCTTAAGCTGGACACGGCGACCCTTGTAGAAATGGGTGGGCATTTCCGCGCCACAGCTAGTCACGTACTTTTCGACGAAGCTTGCGAGAGCCTTGGAACGCTCGGTGGCCTCTCGGTCACCTGAAGACAAGTAAGGCATGCGCGTGGACACCGTCGCGACGGGGTCATTCTCGTCGTCCATTATGAAGCGATACATCTGGACCGCGTCGAAAGCGAAGAACTGCCGCTGCTGTTCCGATATTGCATCGGCCGAGCTGTAATCCACCGCCGGAGCACCGTCCTTGTAGGACAGGTTAGTAAACGGACGGAACCACTCGATGTCAGACGACAGGCTAGCGATTTCGGAATTGAGCTGTATCAGAATAGCCACGTCGGCACGGCGACGTAAATCAACGAGACGCTGGCTCGTAGTATTTAGCGTCTTCATCAAGGCACGGAAAACGCTATTCATGCCGAAATCGCGGCCGGTCACCGGTTCACCCACGACGTCACAATCGTTCTCCCCGGTAGCAGCCGACGACGCGAACGGGTCGGCCGGATATTTCGCATACGGAGACTCGTCAAAATAGTCAAAGAACCCGGCACCGTGTCCGTTGCCATCACCGGCCTCGGTGAACAATACGCTATCACTCGTCGTAGGGTGCAACGGGTTCGCAACGTCGTACAAGTCAGCATTGACAACATAATCCGGCAACGTGCGCAGCGCACAGTGCGCTATCTGGGAACGCGTCGTGCCGTTAGACAAGCTGCCGTAATCAATATCGGCGGAACTGAACAGCGTGTCGCCACCTTGCGGCCATGCGTCACGGTCGCGAATGCTCAGATACTTCGTCGCGACTTCAGAATTAGACTGGCCAGTTTTCAGAACCAGTCTGGCGTTGAACATGTCGTTGACAAAATTGCGCATGGCGTCGGCGGCCTGACGTACAGGGTTTCCGAACGGCTCAGTCACCGCAGTCACCGAGCGGGTGCTGAGATATGGCGGTAGGCCGACACGAAGTACGGAGGCCAAATTCTTCCACGTAAAGTTCCCCGAGCCGTAAGTAACCGGGGAATGAACTGCTGCCAACTTGAAATACGTAAGCTGCTCGCGCTCGTTTTCACCTTGTGTGATGTCGCTAAAATCGGAATTCCAGATAAATTCCCGGTTAGCCGTAAACATCCGGTGAACGATATGGTCGACCGACGCAGTGATATCGGTTTCCACGCGATCAAGACGCCGCAACTTCTTGCGTCCGCTCATTCTCCACGGGAACGTGTTCGTAGCGGTCTGGTACACAGAGGCAAGGAAATAACGACGGTCTAGGTGCGGAAGCGAACGGTGGCCGTCCTTTTCGCTAATAGAGTAGAAATTGTTGAATTCGTCCAGCGCACCCGATACGCCGGAACCGGTGTCCCCCCTGAACAAGTCCGCGCCGCCGTCGTCACGGCCTCTAACGAGTCCCATTCGCACGTCGCTCGGGTTGTCGTTCTCCGAGAGGTACGCCATTCCGCAAATGTACATACGAGCACCAGACGCTTGGTAACGCCTATCCGACGGAAGCGAACCATTGAACGTAAGCGTCGCGCCGCTCTCGTCGTTTTCGTCAAGAATACCGTACGCCATGAAACTAGGCAACGTCTTTCCGTCAAGCATCGTAACAATGTTTGCACGGACTTCAGTACCGACATGGAGCAGCTCGCCGAACGCGTCGTATGCCGGCTTAGTCGTATTCACCACATAAGTACCGCTGTTCTTGTCGACCTGGATGTCGCACTTCGCTACGCCGGCGACTTGAATCACCCGGACCGGCATCTTCTTGTTGCTGAACTGCTGCCGTCCGCCCATGACATAGACACGGGGCTGGGACATGGCCGCGTAATACGCGCTCAAGTCCCGGCGGTTCGTAAACAGAGGCAGACTATCTTCTTGCTGGTTCTGTATAGACACAGTAATTTCGTATGTCTCGCCGTCTTCGGTGTCGAGTGGTGCCGGCAACTGGATAAAGAACGGCTTCACCTCATAACCACCGTTCTCGCCACGGACATACTTCTGGTTAAGCACGAAATGGTGCTTGTTGTAGAAACAATGCGCGACGACCGGTTTCGACGGGTCGTTGTCCTCATGTATATCCTGATACAGATTTCCGTACGTCGTGTTCGCAAATTCCGGGTCGGACGGGTCGTTGAGACGGACGCCATGCTTCACGAGCGTGACCATGCTGACATCGTCAACGTCGCTGTAAGCATTATTGTCGTAGGTAAACGGCCAGTCCCTCGGCAATGCAGAGATATTCGCGTCTGTACGTTCATCTCTCGTAGTTCCGTACGACCAGAGAAGCCACGGATGATACGTTTCGACTTCATCGACATGTTCGGTTCGCTTGGTTCGACCCAAGCTAACAGCGGAACTTCCTACGTAGAAAGAACCAAGGCCAAACCCGTTAACATACACTGAATAACCATGACGGTTACCTATATCCACAAGACCGTTAGAGACGAACCAATCAATAAAACCGCCTTGGCATCCGGCTACGTCGGAATTAACGCCGAAGCCGATTGAGGAACCGACCTTGTCATAGACATAATCATGAATCTCGTCATGAGAATAAGTCTTTCTGAAATGCGGTCCGCAACAAGTACCGACGTTGTCCATCGTTTTTCCGTCATTGAGCAATTCCTCGGTCGCAGATTCGCTCATCTCGTCGTCGCCGACCGACGCGCCCACGGAAGCGATGGTACCGTTACAAATAGCATAAACGCCGTTCGGCAACCCACCGTCCTGATTCGACAGATACACATAAACGTTGCTGCTTGTCGTCTCGACGGAAACCTTAACGGCAAATTTAGACGAATCGATGTCGTCTGCGGCCAGCGAAGGCAAGTCGAAATCGTTCGTCGGCCCGTCGACAGTCGCAGTAAGCGTATCGCCGGACGCGGTCAAGTTGTCTCCAGTAAGGAGGCCGGTCGTCGTCAAAGGGTCATACGAACCGGCATACTTAACCAGCGTGGCAACGGAATCCGTACCGATACCCAACGCGGTAACGTCATCGAACATCCGGAGCGTAAGGACTTGATTGTCGAGGTCGTAGTCGAGCTTCTTGACCGGCAGATACAGAATGACCGAAGTATCGTCCGCGTCCACGTCCACGTGAGTCGTCGACTTGAAATACGTAATACCGGCGAGAAGATTTCCGTCACGCCCAATGCTGAACCCGACTTCCACCTTCCTCGGCATCTCGCAGCCGTCAGAACCGTCCGCGCAGCCACACGTGCCGTCATTGGCGACGCCGCTCTCGTTAGCCTCCGGGAACCCAAGCGCACCCAGCGTGACATTTCCGTTGGGGAAGAACTCCCTCTCTCGGTCCGGCCAAGTCACGTAGCTGTGTATCTTTTCGAATTCGGAGATATCTGACATACATAGGTTCCAGTAGCTATCCGCAGTTTATATACTTCTCGGGGCCAAAAAGGCCGGTCTGCGCGAACAGGCCGGCCTTAGATACAAAGGCATTATCTATATGTGTACTCGGGTTCTACGTCAGTTTGACGCGGGTCTTCCTTGAGCTGATTCGTGTACTTGCTCGTCGTGTGAATCGGCGAAAGGTCATAATTAGTGAACGGGTTCGCGAACAGCGGGAATCCGGCGGACTGCACGTCGTATGCCTCCTTAGACATCGGGTCGACGAACCCAAACGGAGACAGCAACACGTGGTCGGGGAATTGGTAGTAGTCGTAGGTCTTCCAGCGTTCCTCGGATGCCGAGTAAATGAAGGAAGCCTTGTAAACCACCGGACGGTCAGGTACGCCGACGTTCTCGTCATGCACGTAGAAATTGAGAAGACGCGCCATGCTGAATTTAGCGATAGGCGTAACCGTGGAAACGCTCATTCCGTTTAAACGGTAATCCTCCCAGTTCTTCACGTTGTACACGTAAACCTGAGATTTGTTGATAATCAAATCGTTGTATGCGCGTCCGTCGTATGCGTGGTTAGGCCATATGTTCAGAATAAACTCGAACGTCATGCCGTCGCACGGCTTCTTGATGACCGTCATGCCGTCTTCTTCAGCCTCGACCTCGCATGGCAACATGATGCACAGACCTTGGTCAAGGTCCGGACCGTCGTAGTTGATGATATTCCGACGCTTCACACTCGGGTCGGCGTGGTTGAACACCATAACTGCTGAATACTGCTGCAGAGAATACGCATCCTTGGTAAGATCCGTAACATACGCAGAACCCTCTATCCACTTGAAAACAGTACTCGGCCATTCAGCATAATTGGATGTATAGAAAATGTCAAGACCCGAATGGTCTTTTGACGGCTCGCCGTTCAGCTTCAAAGAACCAGAGACACGGATTTCAGTCTTTTCGTCAGAAACCAGCGACGTACTGGCGTTCTTGAGTACGAAACCGTTGATATCCGTCTCAAGAGTATACCTGACCGTACCGCTTCCCTTAACGTACGTAAATGTCGGCACAAGCATAACCGGCTTCCAATAGTCGGTATTGTACTTACGAATAGTGACATCAGGTGTACCGCCATATTCGCCGGTATCTTCCTCGTACGGGGCCAATGTCGTAGCCAATTCGTTCACGTATACGAAAAATTCACCACCGAAATACACGTAGTCGCCATACGAATATGTGGCCGGTTCTGTACCGCCAACTTTAAACACGGAACACAGTCTACGGTAACCGCTATCGGAATAGATTATCTTAACGTTTTGCGGCACGGCATTCTTTTCCTTGACATACACGGCGTCTCCGTATATCCAGAACACGTCTTCAATGGAAGACGGAACTATCCCAGTATTGCTGTAATCACTCAGATTCAGTACACACGCCTCGATATTCGCGCCGGGTACAGTCTGATCCGGACGGCGAGGCACAATCGTATCGCCAGCGTTCACGTCGCCGAGAACCTTGTACAGACCCACTGTACCATGTCCGCCGTCTTCGTAGGAATATCGGACATACGTATCGGCAGCCAAATCCGCACCGAATTCAGCCTTTGTCGAAAGGATGAAATAGTTGGCATATTCGGTTGCGGCAGCTTCAATCTCGTCGTACAAGGTAACGTCCTCGTACAAGTCCCACTGGCCAATTCCACCCATGTCCAGCGCGGTCACTCGCAGCACAACGGAATCGCCAAGACTCGCGGTCATGCGGTAACGGCTGTTGTAAGCGTACTTATCCGAACCGAGCGCCTTTTCCGAGAACGTGGAATTGGACGCCTTAGAATAGTAATACCTCGTATGGAACTGTATATCCCGAAAATACGGTTCCGAAGTCGTAGACAGACGAATCGTAACGTAATCGTCCTTGCTGTTATTCCACGTCACGAGCCCTTTCAAGATGGACTCGTAGTTGTACTGGGACTTGGCGATATCACCAGTCAAATGCTCAAGCGGGTTGATGTCCATTACATTTAAATCCATACATCACCTACACAGTTCCAGATTGTTTTGAATTATGGTAGTAGGCCAAGTGCTGCGGTCTTCCCATGGCAACTCAGTGTATGTCAACGGTGCCGTTTCGGTATGCGCAGTAACCTTAGAATATGCGACTTCGGCGTCACCTATCCACAGCTTGAACGTCTTGATATAAGTATTTGCGCTTTGTGTGCTAAACCAGATAGAGCATCCGTCCGGACCATGCGGTTGGATGATAATCTTTACACGTGAAGTATCAAACTGTTGGTCATGACGCGTATACAATATGTAAGCCTTGCCGTACACGATTGTCGAAAGGTGCTCACCCAAGGAGAAACTTACATAGCCTTGGCAGTTCTTTCCATCCTTATCACGAAGCGTGTACGTGAAGCTCGCGCCAGCGTAAGCGGAAACCAACGAATTAAAGTTGACGTCACACAGCTTCGCATACGTCGTCGTACCTTCGGCAGCCGTTCTGGTAATGCCAGAAGAGCCGACATATTGGGCAGCAGTCTTGTTCTCCAAATCCTTGACATCGGCAAGGTAAGCGAGTTCCTGACAGATGAATCCGCCAGCGTCGGCCGGCGACTCATGTATGTCGTCCGGGAATCTGACCGTCGTGACTTGCAGTTTCGGGTGAGGCAGATGGTGGTTATAGTGTTCCGAAATTCCACACGTTACATTACCCGGCAAGATCAACTGAGCCGTAGAGTATACGTTGCTATTGGTCTCAAGGTCGCGAGAGACGTAGTGCGTGTTGGAAATGACGTGGTATGCCTTCAGATAGTCGGTGTACATCGCGTCGCTACCGAAACGAACCGTAGCAAACGGCTTCGGAACATAGTAGTGACCAGGATACTTGAGGTAAGCGATATCTTGCTTTCTCTGCAGCGAACCCATCAGGAAGTCCATCAACCCTTGCGGCTCCGACGTATCAGCTGTCAACGCGCCGAGACAGTCACCCTTCAATGTCAACTTACCGTATTCGCCGTGGATGTACTTGGTCGTGTGAATCCCGATACCGTTTGAACCATGAATACCGATGTTGTCAAGAGCCCAAATAGTAACCGACTTGTCCTTGCCGCCACGGTTCACCTTCTGGCGGTAATAGGTCTTCCAGTCATTCTCGATGGTCATCGGTTCATAATCGTCGCCGAAGTCCCACGATCCGGAATGTACTCCAATTGCACCATCATGCGCCTTCAACTCGGCGAGGACAGTGTTGCTGTTCGGATGCATCTCGGTAGACATCGGGTGCATGACTACGCCGCTCTTGCCGATTCCGAGAGTCGTATGCTTGTGGGACACCCGGAGAACCGCACGTGTCGCATCCAAGAGCTGAGAATCCATCTCGTAAGCGTAAATACCTTGATACTTCTCGATGCCGTGCAGCTGGTAATCTTCATCGTACTTGCGGTTGTCCAAATAGGACGAATCGCCGTGAATGTAATGCGACGCGGTGGAATAGTCGGACACACCGAAGTGGACATAGTGGCTACTCGTCATGAGGTACGAGTAGCTCTTCGCTACCACGAAAGCGTTGTGGCGGTACGTGTCCACGTCAATGTAATGGCTTCCGTTACCGACCATGAATACGGGGCGCATCAGCTCGTAGTTGGATTCACCGACCACGGTCTGGTGACGACCGCCAGCAATCGTGTTGTAACCGAGCGCAGTCGACGCCGACGCGATCTGGTTCTCCATTCCGAGGAAATACCCGACTTCGTTACAAGTGGGCAAGCGATACGCAAGATAGCGAGCAACGGTACCACTGTAAATTTCACCCTTGATGCCGGGGAACCGGTTCACAGAATCGTCAAACGTAACAACCAATCCATAGCTGCGCATTTCAAGAGCAGTAATCTTTCGTTCTAGATACGAACCCATGTTATCGACAACCCCAGCGGTGAGGCCGCGAGGACGACTCAGCCGAACGATATCGCCGACCTTAAAATCGGCATACCCATACTCGCCGCCGTCATAGGCTGACGTGATGCGGTGCTTGCCGATATTGAAGCCGGAAATCTTCAGTTCGTTCGAAGTAATAAGAATCTGGTTAGGCGCGATGTTGCCATCGACATCAGCACCGTTTCCGGCGGTGCCGGAAATCTGCAGCGTATAGATACAGCCGTCGCCTTCGTCAATCTCGTTCTTGCACTTGGTGACCGTACTTGCGTTCGGTGAAGAGACGTAGCGGCGGAAACTGAAAGCATATCCGCCGACGTTTGTACGCTCGTTAGCAGCAAGTCCGCAGTCGCCAGTCACCGAATTGGAACGGCCACCCACGGCCGCGCCGAAATCGCTCACCACGGTGTTATACGTGCCGGCGAGTATTCCGCCGTCGTCCGCATACACAAAGTTGCCATAACCGCCGACGGCAGCCGAATCCTTTCCGCACACTTGGTTCATCCAACCGATGCTGGACGAATTGGGCGCATACGCGAACGAGTCGGTACCACCGGCAATGGAATTCAACGTTCCCAGCTTCTGGTAATTGTATTCACGAACCTCGGCAATGTCCGGGTTCTGGACACCGATAACCGTACGGTCAGCACCGATGGTCATCTTGTCGTCAACGTCAAAGAACCACTCGCGACCGCCACCGATGTGGGTCGTGTTGTCGCCGGTGTAGCCGAGCGTATCCATCGTATAATATGCGCGAGGGAACAAGTATGTCTCGAACTGGTCGAAATGTTTCGTAGACAAGTTCTCGTCATAAATCGGCGTACGGATGTTGATAGGGATAGGAGCACTGTTCGTAAACAGCTTCGGGTTGACTTGGTCGCGAACCTTCTGCAACCAGTATTCGTCATCGGCAACATCCGAATCCGCACTGTTCATCGTCATGATCTTCGCATGCTGCACAATCGCATAGGTCACCGGAGTATCGCTCACCATGCCCTTGCCGTCGGCATACTGGGCGTCAAGCTTCTCGCGAATGATATCGAACTGTTCCTTGTCGAAACGAGTATATTCCCACTCAGTATAGAAGGAACTCAGCAAGAAGATGTCCGTCCTCGTCATCACGAGCTTCACGCCGGCTCGTTCGACCGTCCAGCCGGTGCTAGACCCGGCCGCCATCACGGAGCGGATAAGTGCGTTGAGTACGCTTCGAGAATTGTATGTCAGCACGTCCAGCTGCTTCGTAAGCTCATGAAGATTCGTAGACATATCCATTGTTCCAATACGTTTGCTCGTAGTTTATATGATTCCGGGTGCTAGAAAAGCCAGTCCAGAGGACTGGCCGGCCGAATCAGTTGGAAAATTCGTACATCGGCGTACCGACGCCGCCCATCATCCCAGACGCGAACCCGCTAGCCGAGTATTCGCGATTGCGGTTGTAGTTCTCGACACGCTCCGGCATCATCGGCTGCATGTTCGAGTACTCGGCCTTCTTCATGGCCTCGTTGTACATCTCGATATGCCTATGGCGGTCGTATATTTCCGGATTAATCCACATGTGAGACGGCCTGATAACACGGTTGACCTTGAGCAACTGGTCAAGACACTTGGCCGCCATCTTGTAATTGCCGACCGCATACTGGTACTTTGCGCGGTAGTAATAACCCTCCGGACGCTGCGGAAGCTCCTCTATCATCTGCATCGAACGCGATCCCATCGTAATGAGATCGTTCTGACGCAACGAGATGTCGCACAGAGCTTCCATTGCCTTTGCGCGTTCCTCGTTCAGCATCGACGGGAATTCGTCCACGGTCACACTGTACCAATCCTTCGCCGTCTCGAAATCGTTGATGTCGCGAGCCGAATTTCCCAAATAGAAAGCAGACCGTTGCGTATGCTGGAGCTTCCAGTCCTTCAATAGCGTCTTGACGTTTCTCGACACGTCGCGATACTTCTTGAAATTGTCAATCATGAACCGCGTCGTGACGACTTGGCCGTCCGGAGCCGTGTTGAGCATGTACTCGTGAATTCTGCCTTCAAAATGGGCGAACTCACGCGGAGCAATCCTGACACGCGGGAACGCGAACGAGGCGTCCACCCTAGTGAGGAGCGTTATGCAAGCATGCGGAATCTTGTTCACTATCTTGTCGAACGCCTCGCGCACCTTCGGCGCGTTCACTACGATATCGTTGACGTCCACCCAGATGATGTACGGACAAGTGGCTACCTTGATAGCGTAGTTCTTCGCGCCGCCAAAATCGAATATGCCGTCTTCGTCATGGAACAGCCGACCGACGTTCTCCACTATAACGCGCTTGCCGGGATGGCGAGCCGTCCAGTCAGCTACAAGCTCGACCGTACCGTCGGTCGAACCGGTGTCGACTATGACATATTCGTTCACAAGCGGAAGAAGAGCGTCGAGACAACGCACGACGCTCGACTTTCCGTTGCGGACTACTAGACATCCGCTAAGCTCGGCCATGATTATTCCTTGCTCTGGGGTTCGTCACCGAGGTCAACCATCGGGGAAAGTGAATTAAACACTTCGCAATAGTTGATATTCAAGTTCGGATTATTGTTGAGTTCGGGCACGTCGTCGATGGACACCATCTGCAGATCGACAGTCACTTCCTCGGCGGTGTACTTGTCGCGCTCGACCGCAATCGCCTTTTCCGCAGCGATGACGTCCTTGTACTCCTCGGCGAGCTTGCGCTGACGGTTTTGAATGGCGTTGTACTTTTCAAGGTTAGACTTTGCCAAAGCCGTAAGCTGGTTGTCGCTGAATATGCCTTCCTCGTTGAAGATAGAATGGCGAAGTGCTTCATATTCGTTAAACTTCGGGTCTACCGGATAGGCTTCGTAGCAAAGCCTTTCTTCATTAGCCGTAATTTCCATGTTGTGCCTTACAGCCGCATAGAACTTGCTGGATACGTTGCCAGCGAAAATCAACCCAGCTCGCTGCAGAATCGGATCGAGGTTGATAAGCTGCGCACGTGTCACGGTCTTTGTCACGGTCGGATGGGCAAACTTGACCATCGGCTCAATGTTCATGAACACGTTCCACGAGTTCAATCCAGCATCTGGGTCAATTTTCGGAAGTTCATCGCCGGACACCGTACGGATATCGAGCTCGATATCCTCGTCAAAGAATTCTTGACGAGTCGCAGCCATCTGCCGTTCGGCGTCGATGGCGTCCTTGTACTCCTCCGCGAGCTTGCGCTGACTTTCCTGAATGGCGTTAAACTTCACTGCGTCCGTCATAGCGACTTCGTTTAGCTGGGCGTCATTCTTGATGCCTTCCTTGAGGTAAATCGCTTGCCGTTTCTGGTCATATTCAATGTACTTCTGGTCCATCGGATAGGCTTCGAAGCAAAGCTTTCGCTCTTCCTCGGCAATCTGGTGGTTACGCGTCACCGTATAGTAGAACTTTCCGGAAATGGGAGCCTTGAAAATACGGCTCACTTGACGCAAGATGTTGTTGAGAATAAGAACCTTTTCACGCTTAATCTTCATATTTGCCCTTGTATACTGTTCTTCGAGTTAAATTAGTTCATTTATGGCCGTTTCCACGAATCTGGGAGGAACTTCCAGCAATCTATGGCCGCCTTGCAGTCGCTGCAGCACATGTTTTTCCGCATTTTTGTCCATTCCAAGGCATAATGGTCTGGCCAGTCCGTATACTGTACCTTGGTATCCTTGCATGGCAACGGATGACCATGGGGGTCCATGTAGGCCATTTTCGCAAACCCGTGCCATTCCGACGGCAACAGATGGTTATTGTAACCGATAAGTCGGTAATCCCAGCCATTTTCCTCACAAATGGCGGCCTTCTGGTCGCTATCAAGCGTATCGACTATGAGAATCTTGTCGAAATACGTCGGTGGATCGTCCAACTTGTGGAACGCGGCCACTCGTATGACGTTTTTAACCGGGGAAATCGGCAACGACCCGTTCGTCTTGATCACGACACGGTACCGGTGGTCGAATAGCCACTTAACAAGCTCGTCGATTCCGTCATACAATGCCGGTTCGCCGCCGGTCAGCTCGACAATCCATTCGCCAGAAGGCACATTCTCCAGCATCCAAGGAATCAAACGTTCGTTCCGCAACGCGAACTCTGGAGTACCCGTATTTCGATATTGTGCCATAGGACAATGCCAGCAAGCGAAATTACACTTGCTGGTTAATGATATCTGGAACATTCCAAGCATTACGGAATAATATCTCCGTGAGAAATGTCTATATCATGATTAGATACAGTAACATACAGATGTCCAGCCGTCATGGAACTTCCACTGCTGTACCGAACACAGATATACCGATGTCCCAAAGTAGGAATCTGCGTAGTAAACATGTAACCACAAGCACGGACATCACAAAGCTGCGCGAAACAGTCACCATACGTACCCGAATCTCCGTCTGAAATCGTGAACTTCAACACCGGAGCTACATTCTGAGCAAGCATCTCTTGTATTTCGGCAATCGGGTCGACACCAGCGTACGAATCCCACTCAGTAACAGCTTCATCACCAAGCGACTTGAGGTGCTGATTGTCACTATCCATCAAGGACACAACGTTGCTGCCGAGCGGCTTTCCAAGGCCAACGTGCAAAGTACCGTCAAGTTCTTGCTTGTCCTGTACCATCAGAACCATGCCAGCATACGGCGAATCCACCATGAAGTGGTCGATGACATACTTCTTGTCTTCAAATATACTTTCGTTATGGACATTGTACAATTTCTTGCCACCGGGCTTGTACGAGCGATAACTCAACGTGACAGTCACGTCCACGTTAGTCGTCGCCGTCAAAGCGCATTCAAAAGTATTCGTAGCATGGTCCCAACTGTTAATAACAGCCGTCATGCTATTCGTAGCAGACACCGTAGGTGCGAACGTCTCGTCGATATCCTCGTCAAGAACAACCAAAGTCACGGTTGTAGAACCAGCCACCACAACGCCAGAAACCTGATGATTGGTATAGAGATGCGACTGCGTCCACGGCCCGTACGAGTTATTGCTACGCATGATTTCGCTATAATCGCTCAACATGCCAGTGGTAGTGTTAAACTCTTCAAGCGCGACGTTAGGTTCCTGATTAACGCCGAACGAGGACGGGCTATCGGACGTGAGCATCGTAGAAGTACCAACTTTCAACAGCATGAAGTTACAGTCGTTGGTACCGTAACCGCCCAACGCCAAACCGCCGGTGTACATCATCGGAGCCTGTACTGGCTGCATCAACGTGTTATACTCAAACGTGAACCCTTCCGAATTCGTCATATCGGCAAGCTCACGCCATTTTTCGGACGCGCCATACCAGTGGCCATGTCCATACACCGACGGGTTGTCCCCACGGAATACAAACGCATCCTTATATACGAACGGGTGGTGATCATGCTCGATAGCAACCTTCAAACCCAATCCAGCAGATATCAAATGTCCGGTCGTGCTTGCCGATTCCGACCAATTAATCGTATGAGTATCGGCGTCATACGTACCAGCCTCAATGGAAGCGTCTCCATGATAATCATTCGGGCACAGCGGGTCATCAACGTCGGTCACGTAATGACGGGTACGAGCGGAGCCAATCCACCAAACGTTATCCATCGTCATCAACGGGCTGGATGTCGCATTACGATTATATGCAGTCTGGTCACCCATGAAGTTCATGAACGAATTCTTGAACACGAGCTTCCTAGTACCAGAATAGTCACCCAGCAAAATGCTATCTGAGCTTCCGTTTCCAGCGTCCATATAGTCACCGAGCATGAGCATATTCTTCAAATGTCCACTCGTATTATAAAGTCCAGCATGAAGATACGGGTCGACGCCAAAGGTACCCGGTTCGCCGTTACCCACGGTAATACCAGTGTTCCACACATAACTAGAACCTTGCGTACGGTTATATGTAACATACAATGTCACACCCTTTACGTCATGCGTCTTCACAATCGTACTGCCTTGGCCGTCCTGATACCGCATCGTACCGGTACCAATAATCACCAAGTCACCCTTTTCACACGTATATATCTCGTCGTCGATAGGATAGGCAACGCCACTACCGTAACGTTCGTTAAACTCGTCCAGAGTCAGCACCAGTTTCGGCGTATGGAAGAAACCTGTAGCTTGGTTCTGATGGTCACCAATCATGATGCTATTCTTGGAGTTCGTCGGGAGACGGTCGTAGTGGCCAGCCGACAACATGTTGTACACGTTACGACCAACCGCATTATGCGTACCGATGCTTAACACTGACTGCACGCCACCCATAGATGACGGGAATACGCTCAAGTCGTATGATTCAGCTCCTTCAGCATTAGTCCAATCCATGCCATACGCGTCCATATCACTGAACACGTCATACACACCTAGCTTTTGGGTACTACCGCCGTCCGTCGCGCCAATTACGATGGACTGTGTCGTTGTCGTGTAAACCACATTACGACCCAACAAAAGCGAATGAGCAAGAGAGCCATGAGTCGTTAAATGAGTGACCGAATCCAAAACAGGTTGCAACAATTCATTAGTCTCTTCATAGGGCAACAAATCATTACGGCCAACACCAACGGAAGCTGCCACGTTACCCATCGCCCATACACCCGGTTCAGCACCGACCCAGATGCTTCCGGTCATGTACGATACCTCACCGTTCGGAATGTTGATAATGCTATTGATTGCATGCTTCACAGCAAGATGACGGTCATTGTATGTATAAAGTTCGTTTTTACCTTCGCCACCCATCAGCAGCACAGAACGAGAAGTTTCGCCTATGATACCATAGTTGGTCAAGTTCAGATTGTACTTACCGGCGTCCAAGCTATCCTTACCAAGAACAACGGTATTTTCGCCAGCCGTGTATCCATTAACGACAACCTTGTCAAGCTCATCCAACAGAGACTGGCTTGCATTGTCGGGAACAACTTTACCACCGGTCAAATAAACGGTATAATTCGCATGTTCCGGCATCGTGTAGATACCTCGCACGGCACCGTGGTTCGTATTCAAACTGTCTACGATATTCCGTAAACCTGGACGCACATACTTGAACTGTCCACCGTCGTCGCCGATTCCGCAAGCGGCTTGACTGGAACCTAGACCCTCCACCATGTTGCGAAGGTAGCTCATCTCGACGCCGAGCGTGGTAACCGCCTCCGACGTGCTCGCATTGGCGAGCAGCTGGTTCTTGTACCAAGTGATGGCGTCATTCTCGTAAAGATTGTAGAATATAACCGGGTTGTTGACAAGAGCGGTGTCTTCTTGGAACACGACGCTGAAATCAATCTCGAACTTGGCGAGACCGTCCTCGCGCATCTCAATAGTGTCGGTGTCGATAACCGCAAACAGAACCGGGTCGGCGTCGCCGTTAATCTCGATCTGAACCTTGTTACCGCCACACTTCTCGTTGTCTTCAGAAACGACGTTAAACGCATGCAAAGTGACCGGCACTGCATACAGACCGATACGGTTGAACTTAAAACCAATCGGCGGGGCAACCGTGTCGTTACCGGACATGTTGACACGCTGCGCCGACTTCTTCATGTAGTCGGCAATGTTGATGCAAATCTTGTACTTGACCGTACCCACCTTGGAGTTCGCCAAGCTAGTGCTGCTGTTACCAGCTTCCAAATTCTGAATAAGTCCGCCATCGCGGATGATGGTCGCAACGTCATAATGGTTAATCGGGAAATACTTCGTGGCCTTCGCCATGTTACGACAAGCCGGTTCGTGCGCAACGGCGTAACCTTCGCTAGAAGACGGCGCGTGGAAGCGGTTGAAAGTAGAAATAGACCGCTTATCCTCATCTTCATCAGCATAATTGCCATCACGTGTGTCACTAGACGCTTCCCAACCGGGAGTTCCAGTCTTTTCAACATAGTTACGCATATCCGGCGACACTACATAATCGGTAAATTTTTGACTATCAGGCTCATAGAACAGCGGAGCCGGAATCGGAAGTCCGCCAGTCTCAACCTTGTTTTCATCAGTAACCTTGTTTTCGGGATTTTCCAAATCTAGAGTTCCGCCGACACCACAATACGTCAAGAAATGAGAATACTTGGACGGGTCAGAAGCGTCTTGCGCATAGGTGACGAGAGTGTTGATGGTATTTCCGTCCGTATCCTTTCCGAGAGCATAACGGAAAGTCGATTCAATGTTTTCAGCATAGAGGCACTGCTTATACAGGTTACCGGCATCCACATCACCCTCGTCGAATCCGGCGACCGTATCAGCCATAGAGCCTTGGAAGATGTTGTAGATTTCGTCACCAGAACCGTTGGCCGGAACCAGCGAATCGATATTCTTCGCCAGCTCGCCGCGAGATTCCTCGGGGATATAAGCCAAGCCGTAATAGCCGATCCAGTACTGTGAGGGATCCCCTTCGGCAAGGGAATTGTTCAAGATATTGAGACCGCCAAGGGTGATAACGCTTCTGTTCATATTACCGAATACCTAATTTCTCTCAAGAAACTAGTTTATATACTCCGGTAGCAGAATGGACGGCCTAGAAGCTGCAATCCTCTTCTAGGCAAACGTTCTCGTCATAGGTAGCGACACGCTCGCCGCTGTCCAAAAATATCGGATTCACGCCATATCTCGCGCCCATGTCATGCGCCACTACGCTGATTCCAGCATTGTCGTACGCCTTCATGACGACACGGATGCCGTCGAACACGACGTTAATCGGCTTACAGCAACGTATCTGTTCACGAACGCGCTCGATATCCTCCGATGTCACCGATACGGAAGGGAACGTAGGCTCGTCCAGAACGTCAAGTACGACGTGCGGTGTAGGAACCCACTGTCCGGCCCTGCCCAAAGTCGATTCCTTCTGAACACGCGCATCTATATCCGTCTGTCGCACTAGCTCCCCATACGGGTCGGCCGTGTTCGTCCACATCGTGATAAGCTCTCCGACCAGTCCGAACGTGGCCATGAGCATATTGATGCCGGCCTTCGTTCCATTAAGAGCGTAGTACTGCGGCAAGTGAGAAATCGTCTCGCGCAAAGCGTTCTCGCGCTCGGCATTCGTATTGTACACGCCGCTCTCGCTAACATCGTCGGCGACTGCGGTTATGTCGTAACCCATAAAACGAGCGAGATATCCTATAAGGTCATAGTCGATCACGCTGGCGTCCTTCAAATACGCAAGACGCTCTATCCGCTCGGCCAATGAGTAATCCATGTCAGGCACACCCTTGAAAGACGAATCCATGTCGTCACGCGGGGCGACCGTACCGTAGTCGTACTTGGACGAATACTGGAGCTGCACGTCTTGCGTAGTGTCAAGGTTTTCAAGGTAAGGCTGGTCGAAATGGTAGTTTCTCGTCATGCCGAAAGCCTGTAGGTATGCGGAACCGCTCTCGGCCTCGGTATACACCACGTTGTCTCCGAACACCCGGTATTTCAACTCGGATTCTTCCTCCACCGGGTTCGTCTCGTCGAACTTCGGATTCGGCATCATGTCAACGTCGATACGGACAATCTTGAACGTGCGCTTCTTGCGCATAGGAATCCACGCGCTATCCTTGGACACGCGCCACGCGATGTTTTCGTCTTCGCAAATCTGGTCGGTAGCGATAACTATTTCACCGTCAATGAAACGATGGCCGCGCCAAGTGTACTCTCCGTTAAGACGTCCCACGTTGTTTCGTACTATACATCCGCGATAAATCGTCCCGTATTTCACGACATTCGGTCCGTTATCGGGGTCTCGTTCAATATTCAAGTCCAATACAACGGTCTCGTCGCTTGGAACATCGACCACGACCGCCTCGATGAAGTTGTCCAGAGACCCTCCGTCGTAATTGTACGCGCCGTCACCGCTCTGGTCTACGATTACACGGTCGCCCACTGAAAATCCGTGCTTGTACTTTGTGCGTACGATAGAGCCGTTAACCTCGAGAATCGAATTCGTCGTGGCGTATGTAGCGAAATTGCTCACCTTGTTCCAGTCATAGGCATACACGGTGTACTTGTGCCACATCCCGACATAAAGCGTCATTTCGCGGCCAACCAGAGACAGACCGTCCTCCATGCCGTCGTCGCCGTCTATCTTGATGTTGAAAATGCCGCCGCCGTTGACCACACTCGTGACCATGTGCCAGCCGTTGTACGCGCTATGATTGGCGAACCGGATAAAGACACGCGTACCCTTCCGCAAGTCGGACGAAGGAATCCTACCGGCAAGGTTTACCTGAGCCGTATTCTTGTCTATGAAGCGAATCCGGTGTACCTTGTACCCTTCGCTCATAGCGAATGCTGGATTCGTCAGCGAAACGTCGAACAAATTCTGCTGAGAGTACAAAGTGAACGGCGTCAGTACCGCGTTCCGGTCAACCTTCTTCCAGTTACTTGCGCTAACTACATAGAACTCGTCATTCGCGGACGACAACACCTCGACGACATCCCCCTCCTTCAACGGTTCGCCAGTATTTCCGTTGACCGGACGGTTATATACGGCCAACGCTTTGACACCATCCTTGTCAACCTCTCCGGTGTATGCAAGACCCTCTACGGTAGAATCGCTTTCATATTCGATAACGTCAGGCGACACCACCCTTATAGTTGCATCAGTAACATTGAAAATCTCGGACAATTCCGGGGTCGACACGGTAACATCCGATACCGTTATCTTCATGCCGCTGGCAAGGCCATGACCAGCCGACGTCAATGTGACAACCCACCGGCCGTCAGAGTTCTTTATCGCAGTCAAATTCTTGTCAATGTCGATCACATACACGGGCGACACACCCTTCTTGAGAACGACACCGGTTTCCGACTCATCTATGACTGTGACCGCACGGTCAGCCATATCCACGTCCACGACGTTATACGGATTTCCCGCATAAAATTCGACAAAGCCGGCACGTTCCATGTCACCGATACCGATATCGTTACCGTAGTACAGATATTCGCGCTCCTTCCATCCATAACGAAGACGCATGTCGTTCGTCTTCTTGATATACAGCGGCACCCTCACGGTCGACATATCGTCAGCGGCATAGTCAATCTGTTCTCCATAGTCAAGCGTAGACACGGCACCGGCGTACGGCATGAACGCATTGTAAATTTTCTTGTAGCCGACTGAATAATGCTTGATGTTATCAAGAACCAAATCATACTGTTCCACCGTCTCGTCACCCTTGGTGACGATGGACTTCTTGACACGATATACGTTCTGGTCGTCTGGGTTATAGACATAAGTGCCGTCGTCATAACCGCCAGTAGTCAACGTCACTGGATAATACCACTTTACGTCAGCAACCATCTTCAATAGGCTGAACTGCGAACGGTCGCCATCCTTCAATCGAGCGGCCATATAAGAAGCCGTGAAAATCGGACCGGTATAACGGCGAGCCGTAGCTACAATATTTTCACCTTGGCGATGCACATTATCGATAGAACTAATCCGAGTATTGTTACTCTCAACCACACGGCTCAACTGCGTATAATCAACTATTTCAATACCTAGTCCGGTAGTCGAGTCATAGGACGGATGGAAAACGTGAATGATATATTTTCCATTCCCATCAAGTTCGACCGCAGTTACAGTAAACATGCGATACTCCGAGTTTTCGGTGTCGCCATTAACGACGCACTGCGCCAAGATAACATCGCCAACATTCCAACCGTCGTCGCTCTGCACGACGTAGGCATGTTCGCCGGTTTCGTCATTCGACGCGAACTGCGATAGCACGACACCCACAGAAGGATGCGTAATCACTATTTCGTCAAGAGTAGCCGGGTCAAACGACGGCAAGAAACGCGAATCGGTCTCCGTGTAATATTTACCCTTGGCATTGTCATAACGAGACTCGGTTACAGTGGCGACACCTCCCCACAATTCTGGGCACATTACCGTCAGCCCCACCGGAATCGGATATGTCGTGTAGAATGAACGAAGACCCAACTGCTGCCATTCAGACGAACGTACACGAGCGGCTATGTAATTTTGATAAACATAAGCCTCGTTCATTGTGACGTTGTCAGACAGATCAACCGACATCCCGTCGGGAAACGTGTACTCTTCTTCCCAACGGATCAACGGACGCTTGTTATTGATATCAAGCGTGTAGTAACTCTGGGCGAGCGGAATGGACACGAGGGTAAGCGATTTCTTGTCAGAAATCATCCCAATAATGTCATAAATGTCATACTTCAGCGATACAGGGAACACGGTCGTGTACAGTTCGCCGTCGTCCTTGCGAGACTTGCTGGTAATGTCGCTATTCATCTTGAGCAGCGCAACCTGTTCATTGCCGTGCATCAAGTACATCAAGGCGTCGCTATAGATTCCCGGCGTACCTGTAGCCGTATAAATCTTCAACATCCCGGTCGAATCAACGTCTATACGGCTAACCCGGTAACGGTCAATCTCCGGACTCAAGGCAGTGTCCGTCATCGGAATGTAATTGCTTGACGATACAGTCGTCAGCTTGGAACTGCTCGTATCACGTAGGTAGAAAATTCCAGACGGAAACTCGCCAACCCAGTTGAACGAGTTCCCTTCGGCGAACTTAATAAATGCGTTATAATTTCCTTGAGCAGTCGCAGACTGGTTATAATAATCCACCAAGACTTGGTCATCCTTGTTATCAACACCATCCACGTCCACGAAAACAGAATCAAGCGCGTTGACACGCTTTACATCTGTAATCTTCACGGTAAAGAAGATTTCATAATAGTTGATGGCACGGTCGTTAGAACTGCCGCCATAGCGACGCAACACATGACCGACATCCGACACCTTGAACTCGATGGAAGTCTGTGGATTGTTGTCCGAACCGGTAAACGGGTCTTGCGAATTTCCGGCCGGTTCCTTGACCAGCGTATCATCGGCAGCCGAGTAATAATACGCAATCGTCCGAATCGGGTCTGCATTCCGGTAACGGATATACACTACCGAGCCATCCTTTAAACGATCATCGACCAAGTGACGACCAGACGCCGACGTAATGACGTCCTGAATCTCGGGGAGGTCTATCTCGGCCTCCCTAGCGTATTCGGCACCCTCATTGCCGATAATGACATTGGATTTCACGTTGTTGCGCGGAACAGACAAGTACCGAACCGCATCACCGCGTTCGGCGGCAAGCCGCAACATGTCGCTAAGACGTTCCATGCTAGTACGAACCGCGCCTTGGTCGGACGACGTACATACACGGACGAACTCGAACTCCTCTGTCGTCTCGATATTGCGGTAGGCGTTGTTGATGTAGTCAGACATGACTTGCATCAGAGTCACCACATCGGGCTCCGTCTTCAAGAATTCAGGCAAATAGCCCACGAAGTCGTTGAAGCGGAACTGGCCATTCTTGTTATAGACTATCGGATTCATGTACTACTCCGTGAGCAAAACGCTTTCCACAGACACGGCAAGCTCAATCTGGTCGGTCGGGATGGTAATCTGGACAATCTCGTTATCGTTGGAATAATTCGTGATGTTTCCAGCATCATCGATCAAGTTCTTCGCGACATAATACTTCAAAACGTTACGGACAAGCTTGATATATTCGAGAGCATACTCGATATAGTCGTGAAGCGAATTACCCTCGACCTCGGACATGTCGACAATCTTGTCGGTATTCTTGAACGAAAGCGAATCGTAACCCTTGTCCCATCCCTTCACGGCTTGGATAACATGGTACAATACGTCAGCTTCGTTGCTGTGGCCGGCCATTTGTTCGACCAGCAGCCGGTCACGAATGGTCGCATATACCGCCATCATCGCTTGTTCCCAGATATACGCGACAAACTTGTCGATATCAAGGTCAGTCAACTTGTTCGTAGCAGCGTCCATCAACTTCGGACGCACCGTAAAGTTGTAGTAATCGGCGATACGCGACTGAAGCGCGGCCAACGACTTCACGGCAAATGTTTCTTGGTAAGTCTTCTTCGTAAAATCACCGACCGCAGTATAGCCAAGAGTAAACTCAAAGCCGTCAATGTCAATATTGCCCGGAACGATATACTCGTAGGTCATCTGTCCAAGCCACCGAAGGTCATTGATATCCAACTCGGAATAACGATCGTTTACTGGATGGAATGTCACGTCCACGCCAGCCACTTCGGTCAGCGTATGGACAATCGACTCAATACGAGAACGGTAAATCGGAGCCGCAAAATCAGTATTTTCAAGCAAATACTTGTAAACAGCATTTTTGATGCGCTCCTTCACGTCGGTAAAGTTATTACCACGGAAAAGCGTAACCTTCATGTGCGCTTCCATGTCATGCACCGAAGGATATACATAGTTGTGATATCCGCCGCCAACCGTAATCATGCCGCGCTGATTCAAGGCGACCATACAGTTGTACAGTTCGGAACCGTCCTCAACAAAATCAAGAGGCGACAGCAAAGCGGAATACACTTGGTAGTCCAACGGATAGGTCGGCTGGACACTCTGCATGATCTGTTGCTGCACCGATTCGGAAAGAGCCGCACCATTTTCAAGCCGGATAGCCTTCAAAGCTTCTCCCAGACGCTTGTAAATCGCGACATGGCCTTCGTCCAGACCGTTGCGCTCCAGTTCGCGGTAGTCATACTGCCACGTGTACATGAGGCCATTAACCTTGTAGCCTTCGAGGAAATACTCGTCAGCCGTGGTCGGGTAGAACGTGTTGTCCTTCTGGCGATACAAGCTCTTCAACGCGCTGAACCGAACCTGATTCATGTACTTGACGTCTATTCCGCCGTCGAGTAGCTTGGTATTGAGGATGTCCTCGCCGTACGCGGTAGCGTACTTGACATCGGAATACCGGCGGAGGAAAATCTTGTAGCTCGTACGGTTCACGAGACGGTCGAGCGTGTTGAACAAGTACGGCGCGTTCGCCTTGATAGACTCGATGCTTTCGATGTCCAGACCGTTACGGATATCCGTAGTTATAGCAATGTTGAGGTCGTTTACAGTGATATCGCTTTCCGTGCCATCGTCCTGACAGATAACGATGCGGCTGCTGTTCGTCGACAGTGTCGTACCGGCAACATTGAGTAAGTTGCCGTCCTCGCCAGTCGTAGAAAAATACGTCACGTTGATAACGCCGTAAGGAATCGCCGACTTCAAGCCGTCACCGAAACGCAACTGCACATTACCATCGTTAGCCGTGGAGAGTTCCACCGTATAGTTGTCGGTGTAGTTGTCCTGAGAGGAAACAAACTGTTCAATATCGTTCAATACCGATTCCTTTGCCGGGTCAATCAACCCGCGACGCGAAATACGCCAGTACAGCTTGTCATCTACAACCACGCTCGGGTCGATGTTGTCCATTAGCGTAGCGTCAGAAACTACACGAGTAAACGCAGCGGCACGGTGAGCGACATTTCCGTCGTCGTCAAAGTTCGGGTCGTTGTCGCCGAAATAATCGCTGAAAGCAAGGTCGTGAATGATAAAGGTCTGGTTCTGGTTTCCGGTAGAGATAAGCGATTCAGTCTTGAAACGTCCTTCGGCAAGCACCGCCTTTCCGGAGACCAGCCTCATAAGACCAGTCTGCTCCGTGTCGGCATTTCGGTCGTAACGGAATTCCATGTTGTCCATCGCGGTCAGCGTCGTGCTTCCCATCGTGAACTCCGTACCCATCGGAATCCGTACGCGGATGGTGTTGAACTTTCCAGTCTTCGTCGTCTGTATACCGATACCAGCCTTAGCCGGGACTGGACGACGGATGCTGTAACCCAGCATACGCGCATTGGCATAGATAGCCGGAAGCGACGTTGCCGATTCGAGAAAACCGTTCTTGAAGGATGACTCCGCGTAATACGCCATCAAGTCAGACGTACCGGCGAACAGGTCGGTCATCAGACGGCCATAGGAGCTTTCCGAATAGTCAGCCAAGTTTCCACCCTTGGCCTTCATGATCGTGGCCAAGTGTTCACGAACCGATTCGAATGAGATTTTCGTGTACTTGCGTGAAATCGATGTGCTCGCCATTTTAAAACCTTCTATCAGTCATCTCGCAGTTTATATAGTTCTGGGGGGGTGCCAACCGTATAAACTAGGTTAGAGGTTTGGAAAATGCCAGAATTCGTACTACATCTTTCGGGAAACTGCAGAGCGACGAACGTCGTCGTGCCCAATTTCAGTGTTCTGGCGTCCGTTTCGCCCCACATGTGGAACGACCGTACGGGAGGCTACGTTGAACGCTCCGAAAAGATGCAGATCAACAACCCAGACTTCCAGCACGACACCCGCCTTGGACTGGTTTTCTATAACAGACGGCACAACGCGTTCCGTGACCAAGAACGCTACAACGTGATGAGCCGCGCCTTCGTAAACAGACAAGGCACCCTATACAAGTATTACACGACTTCGATGAACGTGAACAACACTCCGCTGTTCCACGAGGACTCGAACCGAGAAGTCGAACGCGTCTTCGACCTCCCGGTACTGATGGGATTCAACCCGCAGAACGAACTCTATTCGCGCTTCGGAATACAGTACACTACAAAGCAAGAAATCTACGTCCACATGGGACTGTTCCTCGAACTGAACTACCGCAGCTTGCGCGAGCTCGGCGTGAAGCCGGCTTGCGACGCCAACGAGCACAACCCGATATGGTACCAGCGCGGCTACGAGGACTTCCGGTACTACGGATATACAGCCGCCCAGATATTCCCGAAGGCCGGCGACTTGCTGAAGCTCGAATTCAACAATATCCTCTACCAAGTGGACAGCGTCGTGGACGAAATTCCCGAATTCGAATACAAGTGGCGCAAGTACTGGTGGAAACTCTATCTGGACACCGCTATGGACAATGGAAAAACAGTCAGCGAAGAAGTTCTCAACGCGCCCGACCAAGAAAGCTTCATCAACAAGCTGTTCGGCAGAAACGTCATGGGTTCATCCGCTGACGGAACCGACCCGAACAGCAACACAACGCAAGGCAATAACATGCTCGCCGTCAACGACACGATCGACGAACTCAAGAAGGACGTCCTTTTCCGTCCGTCCGAAGTGGACAAGTGCGTCAAGGACATCACGAACGACCCGGCCTACTACGCTTGCGGCTCGCTTCTAGGCCAGTGGTAATCTGAATAGATAGTTCGGCTTATTGAGCGACAAGAAAAGCGTTCCTTTCGCCGGACTGACACGTATGCCTTTTTCGCGGCACATCAGCATCAATATATAGAAAAAGTCGATATCGGGTATCTTAGACTTTTGTTCGGCGCAAAACCGGTCTACATTGGCAATCCACCAGTTATGGTTGACGACCATTCTCTCGCGTGTCCAAGCCGCCGTCCACGGACGAGGCGTTCTATCAAACTTGTCGAAAAACGAATCGTGGTCTTCCGGCGCGATGTCCGGCAAAAAAGTCTGTTCGAAAACGACCGTATGCAGAAACTCGCGAACCATCTTGATGCGTTCTTGCGTATATTTGATGCACTCCTCCTCGGTAGGCTTCTTTTCGCCTTTCTTCGGTGGAGGCATGTAGAAATAATCCGATACCATGTCCAAAATATAAGAAAAGGAACCGCTGTTGCCAACGGTTCCAATCTGTTTCAAGGGGAAATTAGTCTTCTTTGTCGATGTAGCTGTTACCAGACATCTTGTTACGCTTGTTGACACGGTCAATCGCCGCACGGAGCTTTTCAGGCGTACAGACGGCCACATCCTCATCGGAACTTTCCTTCAATTCGCCAGACAATTCCGCCGGAGTTTCCTCGATATCCTCGGTACCGCTGTAAATCACAATATCGGTGAAGATGTTCGTGATGTCGGCAGCCGTAATACCAGACTCGATGGCATACTGGATAACCTCGTCAAACTTCTGGTCGTTGAAATCAGTCGGGTGTTCCTTGTTCACGCGCTCGTCGTTGTACTTGAACAGATAGCGCATCGTGTTTGCACTCGGCATACCGATCTCGAACATCTCGTCGATACGGCCACTTCGGCGCATGATTCTCTGGTTCACCTTCTTCGGGTCGTTGATGGTCGCGAAGAAGATGTAGGAGACCTGATCATTCTTCGCGGCTTGGTTCAGCTTGTCGAAGAAGTTGAGGTACGAAATCACGTTCTCGTTCTTGTCGGTTAAGGAATAGGAATCCATGTCGTCGAGGATGATGATGCACCTCTTGATGGCCTTGATGTAGCGGAGCATAGCGTCGGTCTGGTCGCTGTCGGTGATGACGTCCGCAGTGATCTTGAACGTACAAATGTCCGGATAGGCATTGGAAATCTGCTGTGCGCCGATGGTCTTGCCGGTACCCGGCTGCCCAACGAGCGCGTAGCTTCGTGACAGTCCCTTGTCAAAGGCAATCTTGATAGCCTTGATAATCTTCGGAATCGTGTCACTGACCGACTCAGGCGGAATCGCCATCGGACGGAGCATTTCCTTCAAGTCGCCATCGTCGTCAAAGGTGTAGAGATACGTCGTCGGGTCGATGCTCATGGCGAACATCATCTCGATATAGAGTTCAATGTTGCGGCGGAGCAAGCTTGTCTCGGCCTTGGTCATGACAGTAGAACGCTTCTTCGGAACCCAGAACATCTTGAGCTGGGTGGCCGGGATGTAGATGGTACCCGTACCGTCCGTGCTTTCCGACGAACGAACCGTCTGAATCGCATAAAACACGGTATCGTCGAACAAGAACTTGAATACGGCGTTATATGCACAGCTCTTCTGTTCAGTCTCGGCGTCAATGTGCTTATACTGTTCGCAATTTTCGTCAAACGTGTAACGGAGCTGAACGTCTCGGTCGTCATTGTCACCGTTGTTATTGTCAACCGTCGCGACACGCTTGCACTCAATAATATTGGTGCGCAACGGCGTAATCGTGTGCTCGGTCTGGTCAATGGCGGAGAACCACTTCATCGGTTCCTTACCATTCATAATCTTGACGAACGCAAGGTTGGACGCCGGAGTAATCGTGATAGAATTGTTGATTTCATTGTCGTGGTTCTTGCTGATTTCGCGGAAATCGTCAAGACTGATGTCCATGAAGCTCGGTTCGGCGGTAGACACCATCACGTAGAGCTGGTCGACTACATTCCACTTGAAGTTGATACGGTTGCACACCGTGTCACCGATGGCATACAAGGCCATGCAGTTCTGCAAGAAACCGGCCAGCTTGGATACGGACTTCGCACCGCTGTGCTTGGCAATCAAGTTCGTCATAGAACACGCCAGCAATGCAACCTTGGTGATGTTCGTATTTCTGTACGCCTTGAAAACTTCCTTGAGCGCGTCAATCTTGCCCTTACCAATGACACTACTGGGAATGTCGATCTGGGGCAGCGCTTCAATCATCGCCTCGATTGTCTTGGTAAGTTCCTTGAACGTGTCTATGGAGTCACGGTCATCGGACTTTCCGCCAATCATGTTGTTCAACCAATCCGGCGCAGAAAGGCCAAAGTTATTTACCATAGAAGATAACACCTTGTTTTGCATATTTTCTTTTCCCTTTGAAATCTAATAACGCATATTCTGGTTTCGCGTAAACATCTCGGTACACCTTAACCAAATTACTCGCTTGCGCTTGTTCTCGGCGGAACCGCCCAGAAGACCAATACTTGTTCATTTTAAGAGCAAGTTCTTCCATTCGATCATAATGGAAATACTCTCTCCGCATGCCGCTGCCGAACAACTTATCGTAGACGTGGTACCCCACAATCCACAATACATGCGCCGCGCAAATGGCATACACAAGTTCTTTCACGCCAACGACCCATATTAAAGACTAGACAACTTTCCAGAAGAGCAAGAACTTTTACTTTCGCCCCATGTCCATGACGATTTGGCGTCAAAACAGTGCTTGTCGGTACCAAAGGTCTTCTTCATCGTGTTGACCAGCTTCAACAGCATGTGGATAACGATACCCACATACATCAAATACTGCGCCTTATCGAGCACCTTGAACAGCGTACTCGTCTTAACAACTTTTTTTTCAACGACGCCAATGAATATTTTCAACATAAAAAATCTCCGTCTGGGTTAGACGGAGAGAATAATAGCTGAGAAAAATTTGAATCTCAAGAAAACTAGGCTGAATTAATGTAAAATCTTTTTAACATTAACTCAAGTCAGTCATCATGAACGGCTGCGCGGACTGACCCTTCAGTTCTTCCATCAGGCGTTTCCACTCTTCGAGACCGTCCATATAGATTTGCTGGCCGTTAACCTTGCCGCCACCCGGCAGAGGCATATCGTCCTTCTTCAAGATTCGTCCGAGCTGAATCTCGGCACGGGCAAGAGCCATATCCTGAAACAGAGGGTTAGCGAAAACCTCGTACTTCTTCGCCTTGACATACACCGTGGCAATCGCCACTCTGTCAGACTTCGGCGTAGGATATACGCGGAGGATATGCTGTTGCGGATGAAGCTTGATATTGTACTGCGTACCCACGAGCTTCTTGACATCTTGCAGATAGCGCAACGCGCCAGAATAAGTAATCAAGTCAAACTGTCCGAGACCGCCGAGACCGGCACCACCGACTCCCATGAGGGATTCGCCGGGACCAACGTCCCAAGCCATCATTGGCGAAAAAGTGTTACCGTAAGACGGCGACACGTCGACCACTTCCATGATCTCATCGGGTACACGGTACTGGATAACCCCCGCCTTCAAACGGAGAACCATCGCATCCATGTAAGAGGCTTCGTCTTGGTTGATACGGTAGAACCAGCGGAGCGTGTCATTCACGGCCATGTGCAGATGTCCGAGGCCGTTACGTTCCTCGACCACCATCTCAATCTCGGTGCACGGATAGCCGAGCATCGCCTTGATCTTCTCAACCATGTCGTCGGTCGTGATAATTTCCATCGTCTACCTCGTTAAGCAGCAAACTGCTGGTACTTGTAGATAATCGTTGTCATGGCCTCGTCGAAATCGGCAAAGATATTCTTGACGCCTTCCGGGAAGTTCTCGTTCTTCTTCACGGCGTCGTTCATGTGCTTGTCGATGTACTTGAGCAACTCAAGGACGGCCTTGTCGTCGAGGTCTATGGACTTGGACGCAGCCGGGAACTCCTTGTCGCACGGCTTGTTCGTCAGGGCCATATACGTCTCAGCAAGCTTGTCCCCGGCATCCCGGCACAGGTCGTAAGCCTCGTTGAGCAGCGTATGCTTCATCATCTTGTCCACGTTCCAGTGAATCTGGTTGAGCGCATTGGCCTCAACTAGAAGCCACACAGCCATCTCCTTCAAGGTTTCATACTTGTTGCCCACACCGTCCTCAGCCTCAAGGCAGGGCGCGTATGCGGCCAACACGGCATCGCTCTTCGTCTTGCATATCTGCTGCACGGCTTCGCAGAAAAGCTTGTAATTAGCCATTTTTCAATACCAATTCGTTTACTACGCAGTTTATACGTTGCATATGGGCACTCTAATTGCTATATTCTTGTAAAATCTAAACCGAGGTTTACTATGGAACAGTCAACATCCCAGACCGTAGAGCAATCCACCGAAGAACAGGAACAGCTCAAGAAAAGCAAAGTGCAAGAATTCATCAAACGGCTCGAAAAGCAAGAACAAGACCCGAAATACCGTCACATGATGGACAATTTCCGCCGAGCGCAAAAAGACTTCAATGATTTCATGAAACTCTCGAAGGAACAGCGTTCCAAAATCCTTTTTGGCATCCAGTGCCAGCTAATCCAGCACGAAGTCGCGATGAACCCCGACTCCCCGTACAACTGGAGACGCATCGAAAACGAGGAGAGACAGGCGAAACGAGCCAACATGCTGGCGAAGACAGTCGGCTAACCCGGCTGCCTAACCATGTAACAGACATTCGACTTTGGATGGGGTTCACCGACGAAGGCGAATCCCATTTTTTGATAGAACCCGAAAGCGTCACGCTTGGCCACAAGCTTTATCGACGGATGGTATTGTGCAACCATATCCATCAGCATACGACCTATGCCTCGATTGCGGTAATCCTTGGCGACTTCCAGACACCACACCTTCGTAAAATCCGTATAATAGCCGTCTTGTATGACTGCGATCCCCACAACGCGGTCGCCGTCTATGGCGACATACGCCGGAAACCCAGAAAAGTCGTTCCTTTTCATCATCGCGCCAAGCAGCGCAAGTTCTTCGTGTCCGGCTATATCGGAAACCGAAGACGGCATCTCTATACTTGCTAGTGTTTCCAACCGAAATGACTCGGAAACGCGTCGACCACCCCGCGCAACGGCTTGTGGAGGGCATACGGTTTCCAGTTCTCTATAGAAAATTCACGGGCAATGTCGTCCTCCGCCGCCGTGGCGAGCAGAATGTACGGAGGGTTGTCGACGGCCTTGAACGGCCCGGACACCCCGACGGCTATTGCGTCGGGCGAAATGCCGAGCGAAACTACTTCAATGTCGACAGTACTGCCCAGATTTTCGGCAAGGAAGTCCACAATCTCGGTATTGCAATAGACATCGCCACGGATGATGGTCGCCATCTTTCCGTACGCGGTCCAGCCGTTCGGAATGCCGTCGAACAGAACGTCGATTAGTTCCTTTTTCGACTTCTCGTCAAGAAATATACCGAAATACTGCGGAATTTCGCCGTTTCCCAAGTCCATCAGGTGTTTCCTGTAGTACTCACGGCGAAACGCGACCGCGTGTTCCTTCGTCCATTGGACCATGCGCGGCTCACCAAGGTCATGACCGGCTTTCTCGGACTCGATATACTTGTCGCGGAGCATTTCTTCCTTCTGTTCCGCCATCATAGCCTTCATATCCATTGGTCACCCCCATCTGCTAAATATAGTTTATGACAACCGAAAAAGCCACCGGAACCCCGGTGGCCGATGCGTAAGGGCAGACCAGACTAGGCGGTCTCGACGTCGTCGGTCAACGACTTCTTGCGACGGTTCTTCTTGGTAGAAGCGATTACCAAGGATTCTCCGGCTTCCTCGCCGACGGAAATACCGTTAACGAGATCAGAAGTCTTCTCGTCTTCCTTCACGAAAGTCTCGAACGCTTCTTCCTGAACCGGTTCGGGCACGACGGCCTTGACCTCGTACGGCTTGGCCTCGTCGACCTTCGTGTCCGGCTGCGCCGGGTTGAACATCGCATTGACGTCCATCTTCTCAAGGTTCTTCAAGAACACCTGATATTCGGCACGGTATTGTTCGATCATGGCGGACGTCACGGCGTTGGTACCGAGAGTGTTACCGTTTGTCTCAGCAACCTTGCTTGCAAGGTGCTGCTTAACCATCGCCTCGGTCTTGGTAGAACGAGGCATAGTCTTGATGCTGCTTACTTTGAAATTGAGCATTGTGTTTCCGTTGTTGTGGGGACCACGCCCCGTGTTACAACTATGTTTATCAGTTTTTTCCCATCCGGATGCTTGTGAGAACCGGCGTATCCGGACCGCCAGTCAATTCCTTCTCGTAAGTGATGTCCTCAATATAAGCCTCAAGAGGACTCCGTTTCTTGATTCCACTAGCATCGCCCATTGGCAACGTGGGCATCTTCTGGTTCGCCGCCGCTATGGTCTCTTGACGTTTCTTGTTGAGCAAATAATCGATATCCAGCATCAGGTCACTTCCTTGGTATTCAACGCCATCATCGTCTCTGAAAAGTTCGTCTTGACGCCGAACGCACCCTTCTGGCCTTCATTATAGAGAACGAAATAGAACGAATAGATAGTGCTGTTGTCACAGCGAATCGGCTCGCTCTCAAATCTCTTGAACATCGACGTCGTGTGATAAGTGAAATACAGCTTGCCGTCGCTGACACCCCAGTCGAACCACACTGCACCCTTCGGGATGACGGTGCCATCTGAAAGCGTCACGTCTTGCGGATTGTATAGATACTGGAAAACCGTGTCGCACTGGTGCTTAAACTGCAGCGTCGCCTTGAACGTGTACGATTCCAGAATCTTGCCGTCCTTGTTGTCGCCGAACCAGTTGAGAATCTGCGACCAGTCCGTAGCGGACTCATAACCGCCGGGCGCATAGCTGCCGTTACCCGGAGCAAGGTCGGGAACAAACTCACGCGTTGAATCGTTCACGGCGACAAAATCACGTCCCATGCCACTGTAGTCCACCTCGCGAGCGGTGTCCGTGTCGAAACTCAGATGAATCAGGTCAAATTCCGGAACTTCCACCGGACGCGCAACGTCGCCGACCACGACATTTTCCCAAGAGTAAATGGGAATCGGGTCGCCGTCACAGTCGGTAATTTCCTTTCCGGCCGCGTTCTTCATTTTACCCTTGTTAATCGGGTTATAGCCTCCAACCACCTTTCCGATCTGGTCACGGTGAGTAATGTCGTTCGGGTCTCTTATAGTGAGGTCGAGCTCGCGCATCGTCTCATCCTTCCAGTATTCCTCGCCGTGCTCGTCAACACGGCGTACAAGCGTACGCGTGAACGTCTTGAGCAGCGACCACCCCTCGCGGATTGATGGTTCGACAGTTTCCCAGAGATGCTTCTTCTGCTGCGCGATTTCGTCCGGGTACACGAACACTTGCAGCGAATCCTGATACTCGTTGTTCACTATGAAATTCATCTGGGCGTACTTGATAATTGCCGGGAGCTCGTACGGACGATGGTAGACCGCGTACGCCTCTATTGTATAGGTCGTCTTGTACAGCTGGTACTCGTTGCTCGTGTCTCCTTTCTCGTCGTCGATATTGTCTGTCCAACTAATCTTGAACGGAATAGGACGCTCGATTTTCGGAGCAAAATCCCACTCCTTGATTCTTACGGTACGGTACGTATTGAAATACGGCTCGATCTGTTCCTTGAGGAAATAGAAATCAGCCATGTTGTCGGACAGAACGGTCAACTCAAACGTGATAATCATCGGCGTCGGCTGGATATCACGGACAAACTTTTCGATATCCTCGGAATAGATCTCACGCGCATACGTAGGCTGCACCATGTGCGTCTCGTCGTGACGGTTTGACACATACCGGAAACCGGCGCACGGGACTGCCATCGGTTCTTGCGCCGTTGCCGTGGACGACACATAGTTAGCGAAATCGTCGCTGTTGTGCGTATAGAGGGGAACGGCCACCGTACGGTTCTCGATGGTACGGTTCTGGTCATCATAACGCTTCACCCTCAGATTGTTGAAGACGTCCATGATGGCAATCATCACTTTTTCGATTTCACGAACATAGTATGTTGGCGTCATTATCTAACCTCTATCGCAGTTTATCAGTTCCAAACCATATAAACTGACGGTAGAGAGGTATTCGATATGACTCCAGCAACCGACAAACAGAAGCTTTTCATTTTCCGCCTCGGCAAGCTCGCCGACAACGAGACACGCGCCGCGATCGAAGGCGTAACCAAGGCATACGGACTCATCAACGGCATCGACACGACGCTTACCGAAGCCGAAATTGAGAAATACGACGCCATCAACTACCTCGAGGCGCAACGCGGCGACCAAAACCCGACGGCGTTTCTGGAATCAGTGACATCGACCGTATTATCCAAGACACAGCCATCCGACTTCGGAACCGTTCGAAAAGCCCTGAACGAATACCGGAAGTTCATTAACAAGTAGAAAACAGAAAAGGCCGCTCGAAAGCGGCCTTTCTGCTATGCAAATACCTCCTATTCAACTACGAGTTTCTTCACTTCGGGTTCCGGGTTCTTGAACGCCGGGACGGTAACCGTCAACACGCCGTCGGCATAGGATACCTTCGCGTGTTCCAAGTCGTTCTTCGACATAAATACCGTCGAATACTTGTATTCCTGACCGTCGAGGGTACGCTTGCCTTCGACCTTCACATACTTGCCGACCACCTTGACGTCAAGGTCTTCCTTCTTGCAACCCGGAAGCTCAATCACAACCTTGTCGCCTTCTTTATCGGAAAACAGATAACGAACCGGTGCAACGGCAGCCGTATCAATTTCGGGCATCTGGTTGTCACCAACCACACCGACAAGTTCACGAGCGATGTCGTCAAAAGCACGACCGAACGCATTGCAGAAATTAGCACCGAAAAGATTCAACATATTTTACCTCTTTGTTAAAACCAATTCTTTCTCGAAAATACAATAGCAAGATCCGTGCCAAAACGTAGAAAGCCTACGAATCGCTTCGTAGGCTTGGAGGACTAATATGAAAAAAAGAAATTCTACCTTAACTTAATCTGGTCCTTGTAATCTTCCTGAGTTATCGGCTCGTTGCCCCACGCGCTTGCGGTGCTGCAGATGGTGTAACGATTCGTCAAGAGGTCGAGAACCTCGTCCTTGTCCAACACTTCACGCTGCTCGGCCTCCGCACGGTCTTCCTCTGCCCCCTTGCCGTTCGGTTTCTTCTGGATGGGGTATTCCATGCGACGGTAGTTGAGGTCGCCAAGCCCCGGAGTATTGTTAATCGGGTCATCCTCGACGAAATTCTCCTGTTCGGCGGCCAGACGGTCTTCCGTGTGCCAGTAATTCTGCTCGTAAGCTCGCTTTACGAACTTCTCGGCCTTACCGCTCTTGATGTCGCCCACGTCTGGAATCAAGCTCTGGGCTTGCACGAAGATGTCGTGACGCCAGTCCGGATGGGTGTCGAAGTTGTCGCCATACCGTCCCAATACATTACCGCTGTCAATTGTCTGAGCCATAGTGAAGCCTCTGTTTATTCATAACCAAGTTTATACAATTTGCAACGGCATCCACTTCAATAATTAAACAAAATGTTTCAAAATGAACCGTAGCGCAAGGCTACGGCCACTTTCTATTTCTCTTGCGACTTCTCCACGGCGCGTTTCTTCTTGTTCAGCTTGAGCTGCGCAGCTCGGAGTGCCGGGTCGCTCGCGACGGTCGCCGCGTCCACGCCATCCTCGTCAACCTCGATATCGGGGTCAATCTTGTTAAGCGTGTCAACCGCCTTGTCCATGTCCGACGGATTCAAGTCAAGGCTGATGTTGCCGCTGATCTCGTCCTTCTCGCGCTCCGCCTCCTTCTGCACCACGCCGGCGTACTCGTCGATGTTGAGACACTCGTGATAGATGTTCTCGTTGAGCGAAGTGAACTTGATGTACTTCGACTTGACGGACAACGCCTTCTGCACTTGCATGAACGCTCTGGACACAATCTGACCCAAGTAGTAATACGGGTCATTGTTCTTGGATTTCTCGGCCATCTTAACCGGGTCGAACGAACTGCAGTACTTGAGAGCACAGAACTGGGCACGGGCAAACATCTCCTCCTTCCAGTCGTCCGTATACTTGCGCCACGACTTCATGCCTTGCGTCTTCAAAATAACAATGCGGATAGCCGTAGCAAGCTCGTTGCTGACCGGATACCCCTTACCATATAGCTGAACATTGCGCTTGTGCTCAAGCAATAATTTCGTCAAGTATTCGCTGTCAATCTTATCACTCTTCATCGACGCTTCGGTCTGGTTACCATTCTTATCAAATACAGCCGGAGCTACCGGACGAGTTTTCGGTCCGTTAATGTTGTGATTCTTCATTAAGAAAACCTGTTTCTTTTAACCCTAAATTAGGTCATAACTAAAATGAATGAACATCCAGCGAAAATTCTTCCGTGTAACCAGTCGGAACAGCTTCACCACGGTCAAGAGTCTTGGTCACCTTGAACTGGATACCGTCCATCACGTTATCAGTGACCAACGTTGTCGCGACAAACCCGCTAAAACGAGTCGTCGTATCCACAACGAAATCCCACTCCCCAGTACCGCCTACAACCTCGATATGATACGGGATAAGGCTACTGCAGCTTTCATACGAAGGGACTTCAATGTCAACCCTCAACAAAGCGCGGAACCCGCGAACACGTTCCGAATTCGCAAATATGCGGCCATCGGCAGCAACCGTCATGTTGTGTCCGATAATCGTGGTATACTTGGGCACCACTATTGTAGATTCCACCTTCAACTCACTGCTCGTCACGAACGCGGTCGGAGGAACGATGGCTTCAGCATTGACCTCAAGTCCGTTCGGCCCGACCTTTATGGTTTCGTTATCGACCTTAATAGTAAGTCCGCGCTTGTTGACCTCGAAGACGTCGTCATCATAACGGAGCTGAATAACGCCATTCGGCGTCACAGTCATGACACCGATTCCAAGTCCGTGACAATGCGTACATTCTATCTCGCCGTTGCCAGAACAAGATTCGCACGGCACATGGTAAAGACCCTCGCCGTCACGATAGCGGTCATTGGCATGGCAGACCGTACATTCGCGAGATTCGTCACACTCGTCGACAGGTTCTTGGTTAGGCTCGATGCCGCTGCCACCACAGTGGTCGCATACCGGGCCCAACCCGTTGCCGCCGCACACCGGACAAGGCTCCTTGCCGGTACCCCTGCAGAATTCACATGCGACTTCGTAGTCGCCCACAGGGAACGGAACGCGAACCGTCTTCCGTCCGCCGTTCTGATGGTTAGAATCAACCAACTGAGTAACCGGGAGCCATATACGCGCCGGATTGTCATCGGCACCTTCCGCTCTCGGCAAGTCATATATCTTCCTCAACGAGATTACCGTTTCATCCATGCCCATCTCCTGTTCATCTACGGACCTATCGGTCGCAATAGCCTCATACAAGTTCCCTTGCACGTCGACACTATCGGTTGCCAAAGCTTCTTCAGTTTCCGAATACACCAACTGGTTGTCGTACTTGTTATACTCGTCACAGAACTGCTGCTTCGACATGACAGACTTGTAATAATTGAATCCCCATACATGACGCATACCGGCGATGTAACCCGGCTGCTCCGGCGAACCGGTCGCCAATGCGTTGCGCACCGCGTCGTCCATATCGGCACAGTTCAAACGCTGGTCAAGGTCGCCTTGCGGCTCGATAGCACGATGCCCAAGTATGGTCGTCGTACATTTAATCTGCCACAACGAATACAGCTTCTCGTCACTGTCCAAATTCGTCGAATACCTAGTTTCCTCTTCCAGCGTCAACGGGTCCAATTCAGTGTAAGGCAACTGCCAAGTATCGTCACATAACGCAAACGAATTCGTAAAAAGCCGGTCATCAAATACCGGAATCTCTATACGTTCACAACCGTTAGTGCCATTGGATCCACCGCAATTCTCTTGTATCACATCGGTATCACCTGTAGCCAACACGCCGCCGTTCTCACCGAACCACGAATGCTCATTCACGTCGACAAGCCGCTCCGTAGCCGCACCCTTCACGTGCAAGTGGTAGACATAATAATCCATCCCAGACATGCTGGTACCGGACGCAATGTAGGCATACAGATGCCATCCGTCAAATTCATGACGCCAGAACTTGATGGTAAACCCGTTAGTGTCGTTACTGTTCTTGTAGTCGTCCGTCATCCGAATATTGTAGAACTTCGGAATATCGCACCAGTCCGTTCCGTCAGGACACTTGAGACATTCGATAGCACAACACGGAACATCTTGAAGATTTTCGACGATCTCCATGCCGGCCTTGAATTCAAAGTCAGGCTCGGTCTTCATACAAGTCTCTTTGACCGGGTCGCCTGGCGTACGGCCTCGATAGCCGACCAACTCGTCGGCCTCACCGACCGTGACCGAATATTCGGAAATGCTCACCTGATGGTCAGCATTGTTCGGAACTATGGACGCCCCGCCAGAACAGAGCAGCTTCACTTCGCGCCGCATATGGTTCACGTAGCAAGACGAGTTCAAATAGTAATAGTCAATGTGATAAGTCTCGCCGCACTTACAGAAATCAATGTCAGTCTGGACTATGAGGGAACGTGAAACGTCAACCCTAGTACCGTCGTTTGCATCGGGCGGACCCATGAACATCCAGTCGCCGCACGTGACATACCAGATACCATTCATTCCGTCCTTCTGATTGGACAGCAATACGATGTCACCGGGTTTTAGATTGTATGAACATGCGGTACGGCGTCCGCACTTGAACGGAACGTCGTCGCTACATACGTAATCCACAGTATCGAAAACTCGGGCACCCAAGTCAATCACAAATGTATCGTCAACTTTCGCCGGCTTCGGTTTCCTATAACAATCTTCAGGACATCTTTGATCCGTCTCAGACACGGACACATCGCCGTAACCGTGCCATTCACCCTTGGACACGACCCACAACCCGTCCTCGTCTGGGTTGACTTGGTGCGTCAGCCATACGATGTCGCCTTCAAGCAGCTGGACACCGTTCACATAACTCTCGCCATACTTGCGCGACAAGCTGTAATTAAGCTTCAGCCGAACCGGCACATACTTGTACCGTGTGCAGTCGCCGTCCACGCGGACGTATAGCGTGTTTCCGAGCGGTCCGGCCGCCGGATTCGACACACCGTTTCCATACTCGTCCGTAGTGTCGTAAACGAGCGACATGTCGCTTGGCGCGAAACACACGCCGACACCGGTAAACCTAGCCGGCGTCTTCTGCTGCTCAGCAAGGTTCAACTCGTCGTACTTGTAACGAATCAGACCCAGATTATTACGGTCAAGATTCAGTTCGTCAAAACCGATATGAATCTCATAAGTGCCACATTCGTCCAGACCGTCACCGTCTACTAACAACATCCCCGGTGCCAGCAAGAACGATGCGACCTTGCCGTCATCGCTGAAAACAACATCATTCGACGGAACCGTATAAACAGTCTCGCCCTGACTGATATAAACGTTCATCCCTTGCAGAAAATTGCGACCATGTAGCACGACCTCGACACCAGTGTTGACGCGGCTCGCCAGATTCTCAATATACTGGATTCTCGGCATCCGCTCGTCGGAAGACGAACTGCTGCCCAGCGCATCCGACACGGTCAGCTGGATTACTCCGCTCTCGGACACCGACCCGTCCAAGTCATACCCGTTGACATAAAATGACAGCGGAATTTGACGCAGCGAATCGCCGTTGGACTGAATTGCTGGGATGTCAATCGTCACATTATCGATGTGGCCGTCACCATAAATACCAATCATCTCGACATCCAGACCGCTTGTCGTCGTAAACAAGAAACGATGTTCGCCAACCTTCTTGAATGTCAACCATTCTGGCGACGTCGTAGCTTGGTCATAAAAATCACCTTGAATATCCACCAAGTCCGCATAATAATCTTGCAGACCGATTCCATTCAAGTCCATCTGGATAACAACGGCTGGCTCTTCACAATATACCTCGAACGAACTGACGATGCAGCTTCGACGTGCAAACCCGGTAACCGAAAAGTTCGTCATCACGAAACCGGTCGTGGTCGAAACTACAATCGGCGTAGAATCTTCGGAAAACGGAATCGCATAGTTGCTCAAAGTAATTGGAAGCGACATAGTATTATCCTAAGCGTTTAATGGTATCGCGATAGCTCGTGAGGTACGGTACCAACGATTTTGTCAACTTGGAATCCTTGAATCGGCTGGCCAAGTTCTGACGTTCCTTCGGCAACCACACCTCTGGATTTTCCATCGCGTTGATGACGGTCGTAAGCATATCGACCAGCTCGCCCATCGTCTCGGCCTTGTGGACGGAGTCTGCATGCTTCTCAGCGACGTCCGCCTGAATAGTCTCGACCATCGCCTCCATCTTCTCTAGGTTCGACTCGGCGTCGGCCTTCGTCGGCCCCGACTTGATCTTCTGATTCAACGCCTGATATTCACGGACGTTATTGTTGTACGCTTCCATGAACTCACGAGAACCGTCGTTCGGCTGGGCTACTTGCATCTGTGGGTAGTAACCGTTTTGCACCGGCTGCTGGTAATACGGCTGCTGCGGAGGCGGCGGAGCCATGTTAGGATAAGGCTGCTGATACACCGGCTGCGGCTGCACTGGCTGCTGGATAGGCTGCTGACCTCTCGGAGCAAATGTAAAGTCGTTCTGTGACATAAATCCTCTTTTCCGTAGTTTATAACGGCTCAGGCTTTCCTACCATAAATTAGTTCAAAAAGGGTACCCGTCGCCGGGTACCCTTGGAGGTTATCTATGATGAAATTTTATGCAAATTTTCCTATGCCGATGCCGGCGAACTCCTTCATCTGAAGCATCGCCTCGGCAACGTCGCTGTCTTCCGAACCAACTCCGTCGAGTGCCTCGAGCGACACGTTACCGGTAGGCAGCGTACTGCGCTGCGGCTGGAGCCCCTTGCCGAGACTCTCGAACCGGCTCTCGACCTTCGCCGCCTTGCTCGGCTTCGTCTCCATGTCGAGCTCGTGGTTGATTTCCTTCAAAGCATTCGCGACATTGTTCATGTTCAGGTCGCCGTCACAGTCCGAGTCGATGTCAAGCATGAACACATCGTTGCTGTCGCCGCTGATGAACTTGGCGATGGCTTCCTTGGTGATGTCGCGCACGTCGACCGTCGGCTTCATGAACTGGTTGAGAACCTTCTGAACCTCGTCCGGCTTCATGCCCTGCACCTGACTCAAGATAAAGTTCTTCTTCTCAAGCTCGTTCTCGCGCTGCTTGCTCTTGTTGAGTGCCTGATAGGCTTCCTTCAACCTCTGCTCGTCAGCCTTGCGCTCGCGTTTGGTGTCAGCCAGTTCCTCACTGAAGGAAATGCCGGCACTCTCAAGACAAGCGGAAACAGCCTTCAACACCTTGTACATCTTGTCGTTCACCGCGTTGTTCTTGTACTTCTCCACGTTCTCGGCGACCGCCTCGCCAATCATCTTATCAGCTCGCTGCATGACGCATTCAAGCATCTTCTCAACTTGCTTACGCTGCTTCGTACCGTCGGACTCTATCGCCGCAGCCAGCTCGCTACGATAGGCCGATTCAAGCTTCGCCACGATTTCCGGGGACAGCTGCGACATTTCGGATTCTGTCAAAATCTTCGAGAGTTCCATTTCTTAAGCTCCTTGGCGCAATGCTGAAATTAGTGCATTCTTGTTGTAAAGACCGTAACCCATCTCAATATTGCCATAATCACGCGCAATAGCTCGACCATACCGTCCCATCACGCTTTCAATAGACTCAACCAGCGGTCGTGGTTCAACATTACCAACGGACTCGGTCAATACCTTGGACTTCGCTGAAACGCTTTCCGTACGGCTAGTGAAAATGGCGTCCTGACCAAACGACGGGTTACCAACCACGTCAATCGTGATCATCGTGTAATCGTCGCTGATTTCCTCGTGGTCGCCAACCGGAATAGTAGACCCGGCACCGCGCAACGAGAAACCCGGATGATATCCGCCACGGATAAGTCCGGCAAGCGTACGTCCGGCCGGCGTCTCTTCCAGAACCACCATGCGAACCATGAGCTTGTCGCCGTCCATGTGCAAGTCCTCGATAAGAGCGCAGACCTTTTCCAAGTTCATTTCGAAAATCGGATAGTCCTTCGCGTCCCCATTGACGTCGAGACGCGGGTGGTTGAGCTCGGCGGCAAGACGACCGCGAGACACCATCTCGGTCATCAGACGCTTTGCCTCTCGCACGATAATGCGGCTAGGATATGCACGGTTATTGATGCCCGGAATGTCACATATAATGCCAATGCCTTCGATAATCAGACGCTTTACAGCGACGCCAAACTCGTCGGTACGATCGGCCATACTGGCCTTGACGCCTTCCAGAAATATGTCACCTACCAAATGCTTCATAGTCCCCCCAACATTACTTCCTAGACGGCCCGATAGATTCCATTATGGCGACCGACGCGCTGTCGATTCCCTTGTTCATTGCCGACTCGAAATACGACGCCACGATCCGCTTAACCGAATCACTGTCGTTATTCAAAATGCCGGACAATAATGCCTTTCCATCTTTCTGATCCATCGTCACATATCCGCTTGGTTATATGCAGTTTATATAGTGTTGATAAATCTCGAAAAACAGAAAAAGCCGGCTTTTGCCGGCTTTTTAATCAAATACTATGCTGCTAGTTCTCTGTTCGCCACCATGTGACTTGGTATTCGAAAACCGATTCACCAGTGCAGTACATACACCGTCGCGAAAATCCGTACGACTCAAACATCTTCACGAGTCCATCTAATTCCGGACAGTCGGCGAAAACCGTAGTATAAATCGCCTTCACCTTGGGATTTCGCCTGGCCCGGTCTATCGCCATTTCTAGGAACCGACGTCCAATCCCCTGACCGCGCAACTCCGACTTCAATGTCCCTATCTTCAGACGGACTCCCGGAGCGAACGGCTTCTCCATACGGCTGTAGTCCTCGTCCAACCGTTGACAAAAATCTAACAAAATCTACCAGTGGTAGATAATTGCTGATTTTCTATAGCTTGTTTGAACAAGCCATCGCAACGGCATTTTTCCAGGAACTTCTTTACTCGCCACCTAGGCAAGTTTCCTTTTGGAATGAAGTACCTGTATTCGCTATCCCCCGCTCTTACGAGCAGGTTCCCTCTTAACACGGTCGAGGTAAGGCGAAATTTAATGTTCTTCGAGCTGTGTATATCGGCATTCTCGAAATATCCGCATTCCACACAGCAAAATTCTTCTTGTGTTTGTCTATTGCGGTCATCAATACAACCGCAGTGACCACACATCTTTGATGTGTATTCGGCTTGCACAAGCGATACTAGCAAGCCGTACATGGGTGCAATGTGGATGAACTCATCCTTCAGGGAGGAAAATCCAGTCCGCAGATGCAACCTACCTAGATTAAATCCTTTACTGTCCTTGGAATGAAGTTTACTTCCCTGGAACCGTTGACAAAAATCTAACAAAATCTACCAGTAGTAGACAATTGCTGATTTTCTATGGTTTGTTTGAACAAACCATCGCAACGGCATTTTTCCAGGTACTTCTTCACCTTCCACCTAGGAAGGAGTCCTTTCGGAATGAAGTACCTGTATTCGCTATCCCCCGCTCTTACGAGCAAGTTCCCTCTTAACACGGTCGAGGTAAGGCGAAATTTAATGTTCTTGGAGCTGTGTATATCGGCATTCTCGGAATGACCGCATTCAATGCAGCAAAATTCTTCTTGAGTCTGACGGTTACGGTCGTCGATACAGCCGCAGTGGCCACACATCTTTGATGTATACTCGGATTGTACAAGCGATACCAGCAAGCCGTATTTAGGTGCAATATGAATAAACTCGTCCTTCAACGAAGATAGTCCAGTCCGCAGATGCAACCTACCTAGATTGAAACCTTTACTGTCTTCTGAATGGAGCTTGCTTCCTTGAAACCCATCGAGGTTCTCCATGGCTATGTGC